CGAATTGTCCAGAAGTTCCAGTATCTCCACTCCAAATGTTTTTCTCTGTGCGGTCAGCTACTTTAGCAGCAACGTGAGCCAATACAAAATCAGAAAAGTTAGATGGTAGGTTGTCAAATGCAGAATATCCCATTTGTGCAGCTTCCCAATCATCGTGTAGGTCTTTTTTACAGATGTCAAGGTTTACTTGAAATTCTTCTGGCTGTAGGATTTTCTCTGTAAGAGTTAATGTCCCTTGTCCAGTTTGAAAGTCGCAAGTAGCGTCTTTTACGATGTCGTCAGTTGAAGCCTTTTTGATAACAGACTTGAACTTAACGTTAGGCATAATTGTTACATTGCCTTTGTCTAATGTGTCAGCAGATAATAAAGCAGCAGCGATATACTTGCCACTAAATTCGCCTGCGTAAGTTGATGTAATTGATACACTCATTTTATTTAGTTTTTAGTTGTTTATTAATTATTAAATTTTGCCATTACTCTATCCAATGTACTCATTCTTCTGTTTTGTGAGATACTGAATTTAGATAGGTTTTCTTTTACCTCTGGGTTAGCTTTGATTGGCTCGGCTGCTGGCTCGTTAAGTTCTGCTTGTACTTCTTCTGGTACTTCGCTTAACTCTACTTTTTCGTGCTTGCATAGTTCCTCTGTTACAAGGTTTCCTAACTCATCTGCGCTTAAGTCCTCTTTAGGCTCTAACATTGCTTTGATTTCCTCAATCATTGATTTAACCTCTGCAAGTTCTTCTTTAGTAGCATAGCCCATTTCTTCTTTTTCTTCCTCAAGGACTACATCTTCTGTTGCTTCTACTTCTTCTTCTGGTGCTTCTTCTGCGCCAGCTTCTTTAATTTCAGCAATAAGACCTTCTTCTGCTACTACAAGTATTTTACCATCTTCAAGTTCATACTCTCCAACTGGTACAGCTACTTTCTCATCTTCGGTAACAATAAATACTTCGTTACCAGCTTCAAACGCTTCTGCTTCTAAAACAGTTCCGTTCTCTAACGCTTGTTGTTCTAACTTAACTTCTTCGGATAAGTTTAAAACATCTTTGATTTTACTAATCATATCGTTCGTGTTCATATTAATATATAAGTGTTAAAAATTAATTTTGCATTTTTAGTTAGCATTTTCACAATCTGTGCAATTATCATAAGCAGTAACGCTTTGCCATTCAAAGCCACTTGTTTCATCATCTCTGTTCAAAACAGTATAGCACCCATCGTGTCCATCGTGTATTAAATCAAAATAATATACATTACCTATTGTTAGTTCTTCTCCGTTCCAAACGTGTTTTTGTTGGCTATGTCCACAGCGTTGTATTTTATATCCGTAGCTACCTTCTGGCGGTGTTGTTTCTTGTCCGACTGTACTACCAATCCCTTGCGCCCTTAAACTACCATCGCAACATTTAATAGAGTAGGTGTTATCCTTGCATAAACAAGCTCTGCGCCCACCCTTTGGACTTGTTCTACTTGGTGTAAAGAATTTCTTAAACCTACGCATCTAACTCTTTTAATTTTTTATTAGCCCAACGTAAACCAGCCTTACCACCCCATAATAAATATGAAATCGTACCGCAAGCCTTTGTATCGCCCTCATCGTAGTATTCTTCTGCTCTTGACAAATAAGAATACATACGCTTAATAGTTTCTTTAGATATTGGTTTGCCTTGCGCTAATTGTTGCGCTCTTACCTTACCAACTTGTGTAGCACATTTGTTGTTTACTTTTTCGTTAAGTTCTAACCCTCGCTTTGCGTTGTTGCTCACACCACTTGGATAATCAGAGTAGCTTTCTAATACCATCTTTTTACCACCCTTTACACGCTTGTCGCTTTTTATTATAGCTCGTATCTCACTTAATAAATACTCTGCCTCTGCTTCTTCAATAGCTGCTAACTCTTTTTGCTTTTGCTCATCAGTCATAAAGTCCCCAAGAGTTTGGTCTTTAGGTCTTTCCATTTTATCAGCAAAGTACCCCTCTATACTAAAGCCTTTAACCTTGCCAGTCTTTACAAACTCGTTCCAAATCTCATCGTTGTTTACTTTAACCGCACCAACCCAAGTTCCTAATGGTAAATCCATACCATACTTAACACTCTTGTCGTGTACCTTGTCCTCTACTATCCAACTCTCAACTAATGATAGTCCGTTTATTTGGTATTGGTGTTCTAATGTAGAATTGTTTTGTTTTCCTTGCATTAAGTACATTTGCGAGGCTTTTAAGACAGTATCTTTTGAGAAATATATATAATACTCATCTTCTCCGTTTCGTCTGTATATGGGCTTATTTGGTATTAATAACGCACCCATTAAAATACGCTTTTCCTTGTCTACCTCTGCAAGTTTAAACTCTTGTGATTTAAGGGCAATAAAATCTTCTTCTATCGCTGGGTTTTCCACTACGCTAATAGCTTCTATACCTATTTCTTGTTCTTCGTCTAAAATTAGTTCTACTATCCGCATACTATTATATAATGTTTTTAATTATTTTTTGTATTTATCCTAACGTTGCACCCTCTACAATGTTGTTCTCTAAACTCTGTGCTGTTGTAACATCATTAGATACTACATACGCTTGTATTGGTTGTTGTGTTTGACTGCCTACTGCTTCGGCTAATTGGCTTGTTTCTGTTGCACCTACTATGTTAAATGATGGCGGTTGTTGTTGCGCTTGTGCGCCAACTCCAGCAGCACTACCACTTGCCTTTGGTATTTTTGTACTTATAATAGTCTTAACGTTTGCTAAACCAGAAGCTATAATACCAGCAGCGGCTATTGGACCAGCTATACCGCCTTGTGCAAGGGCTTTGTTTGCACCAGTATATGTGTCTATTATTGCTTGTGCTATTCCTATGCCTTTTTGTGCCTCTGCGTTATCGCCAGCTAATGCACTCAAACCATTTAAAGCACCGTTAATTGCCTCAACGTTTTTCATTTTAGCTTCAGCAGTTGTGTTATCTAAATTTTTCTTGGCATCTTCTAACTCTGTATCTCTTGTAAGATTAGTTTGCCTTGACTGTTCCATAAACTCATCAAGGGCTATCTGTGCATCTACTTTAGCTTGTGTGCCAGCGTTTGCGTTATCTACAATAGCTTGTAATCTTATTGCTTCTTGTTCAGCTTCTAATAAGTCAATTTGTTTGAGGGCTTCTAACCTTTGCACCTCATCTTCTATTTGCTCTGCGTTAAACCTTTGTCTTTCAATAGATAGTTTGCTTTCGCTTTCTAATTTAGTGTTGGTTAGTTCTACTTCCTCTCTGTCTAAAGCTAAATCATTTGCTTTTTGTTCTGACCTAAACCCTTCTATCTGCGCCAACACACCTTGCTTGTTTGCAAGTGCTTCTGTTAATGCTACTTGGTTTTCTATTGATGCGTTTTTGTCTAACTCTGCTTGTGCTGACCTTAATTGAGCATCAGCTTGTGCTAACATTGCTTTTTCTTGCTCTGCTAATACTTCTAATAATTGGTCATTTGCTTTTCTTCTATCCTCAATACTATTACGTTCTTCATCTCGTATTTGTCGTAACTGCTCGGCTTGTATATCGTATTTCTCTACAAGTAAGGATTGTTGTGCGGCTGCTAACTCTGCTGAATTAGCAAGTTCTACATTTGCTTTTGCAGATTTTATTGTTTCTTTTATATAGCCTTTTATTGCATCCTTGTTTTTTTCTACAAATTCTACGCCTTTATCAAAAGTATTATTTACACCAGTTATTGCGTCTATACTTTCTTTGCCAGCATTTTTAACATCTTCTAAAGCACCAGCGAAATCACCACTAAATACTTTCTTTACTGCACTTGCTAAAAAACCTAATGTATCTATAGCACTATTAAGTCTTTCAATAAAATTAGCCTTAATAGCAGCACTTAACTTTTTTAGGCTTTCAACTGGATTTTCAAATATTGCCTTAAAGAAGTCTATAACCGCACCGCTATTATCTACAATAAAACCAACAAAGTCATTAAACGCAATACTAACCGCCTCAAATGCTGTATTGAATAAGTCAGCTACCTTTTGGTTTTGCATAAATATCTCTGCAAGTTTACCTAACGCAGCAATGACTAAACCAATACCAGCAGCCTTAATAGCTGTACCTAAACCCTTAAAACCTTTAGATATACCACCTACTCCTTTTTCAGCTTTAGCAGCTCCTTTGTCTACTTGGTTTAGTTCATAGTTAATGTTTTCAATGCCTTTAACAGCATCTTTACTATCTACGTTAATATTAACTGTTTTCTCTATTGCCATTTTATTTCTTGTTTAAGTGCTTTGTAACCCTCTTTTAGTGTTGTAGGTAGTTTGTGTTTACCTTGTGCTATTCGGATGTTCTCTGTTTCTCCGTTTGCGTATTTTAAGCTGTCTAAAATTAGTTTTATCATTATTCTAATATTATTGTATCTCCTACCTCTGTTATTAATGTATCTCCATCCTCTGCAAGTGCAAATGGTGGTGGGTCTGTTGTTACTACTATACTCTTGTCAAAAGAGTAAGCATCGTTTCCATCTATGTTGTATTTTGCTCTTACTCCTATATTGTATGTTGTGTTAGGCTCTAAAGGCGTTAATTTTACACTTGTGCCAACAGTTGTTCCAAATACGCCACCATTTAAAATAACATCATAACCAACTGCACCAGTAACCGCAGTCCAGCTTAAATTAATAGCATTTGAAGATTTAGATGGAGATGTAACTTGAGCAACCCTATCTAAATAAGCGAATTGACTGTTGTTTATTTGACTTACAAACTCTTGTCTATTATATAGTTCTAATTCTGTTTTATTGGTTAGTAGATTTGTCTTTATACTGTTTATTCTATATGCGTTGTTTGCTATTACTAATTTGTCTTTTAATTGTAGCTTTAGCAATATGCTTAAAGGTAAGTATGCGGTGTATTTAAACAACCTTGACGCTGGGTCAAACATTGTCTGCACATAATCAAAATACCCATCCTCAAATAAGTTAGTGCTTAACGTTGGTATTTCTTGTAGAAACTCATCAGCTTCTAATCCAAAGTTTAACTGCAATCTTTTATTATAACCCCATTCCCCTATTGCCGTAACATTACTTGGACGTCTATAATTACTTGGTGCACTACCACCAATTGTTAGTTCACTATCTGTATTGGCTTGATATAAACTTGAAAATATTAAAGGCTCTCCAATAGTAGGGTCAAACTGTTTATTTAAAAATGCGCCTTGACCAATAAGAGTTAAACTATCATTATCGTTTGGGTCTGTTAGCCTTTCATACATCATTTTTTCAAAAGGCAATTCTACTTTATAAGTACCACCATCAAAAGGTGTATTTTCTCGTGGATAATCTTCTTCTGCAAATGGCACTGTTTGTATCTCGTCTGAAAACTGAACAAGGAAACTTTCTTTACTTTTAAATTTAAAGTCCATTTTCTTGTACTGAAAAAGCCTATCTACTGTTGCCTTTTCCATATCAACGTACTTTGTAATGTCGTACGCATCTTCGTTTTGATAATATAGTTTTGCTAACTCTACTTTTATATTATCACCATCTTTATAAACAAGTAAATTAAACATCTTAAACAATCCGCTTAAGAAGTCCATCACTTTCATCTCTGGCATTTGTCTACTTATCTCAAAAGTGTTTAGCACATCTTGGTTTGTAGGTGTATAGTTAGCTTTCCATTGCTCTACATTATTTGTTTCTAATCTAACCTCAAGGCTTTGTGTCATTGTTATTGTGTTATTGCTTTCAACCTCAATAATCAAATCTAATAATTCAACGTCATTTTGATAACCACCAAAAGGCGAGTTATGATTTCTAAACTCTGTTTGTAAATTAACTGTTCCAGTTTGATTTGTATATAACTGTTCGTTGTATAATTGACCAGTAGCACCATTTTTTACTCTTACTGTATAGCTCTCTGGGGTTGTTGTTGATATGGTTACCTTTGCAAAATATCTATTAAAAAACCCAATTGAAGAATAAGGCAATAAATATAAAGTCCTTACATCGCCAATAGTAGAGCCAGTAGCATTATAAGTATATGTTGGGTCTTCATCGTCTTGGTGTCTAAATCTGTTTACAGAAATATTTAAAGCACCGTCTGGATTTGCGTTAGTCACATAACCTTCATTTTTGTGCATCCACATATAAAAGTTAAAAAACATTGAAGTCTTAAAGAAACCAGTAAAACTCAACTCTGGATATGTTCTTTCTATTGCTTCTATAATAGCTTTTAATTTTATAGCTGGTTTTAAGTCAGTATAAACAAGACCAGTATCTGTAATGCTATCCTCATAACCATCAGCAGTAGAATAGCGCATATTTTTACTGTGGTGTATATTAGGCACTATTATATCATCGCTTCCGTAAGTAGATGTTAGCGTAGCTAAATCAGCAGTAAAGAAGTTCTCTATGTTTGTTTGGTTATATGTAAAATTATAAGCGTTGTCATATATCAAGCCTTGTAAAGTTGTATCTCCTACAATCTCTTTTAATACTACTGCATCGCCAAAGAATACTACTTTATATGCGTGTGCTTTGTTGTCTTTTAATGTTACGCTTTTAAACTGTATCTTACCTTTTTTGTAGTC